GGAACTCCATTTCTTAGTACTTCATTAACCGTTTTACTTACATTGTCCTCGGTAGCAGCGGGGCCGATTGGGAAGAGAGCACTCAGTGCCTCTTCACAACCAGCAAACCCGTAGCCACTGATTATAAAACTGGTAGCATCGACTCCATAAATAGCTCGCTGCTTACCCCACTCGCATTTCACCGAAGGCCAAGCTACTATTTCTGGTTTCCTACCAATCATCTCTTCAAATGATATATCCGGCATCCTATTAAAGGCAAAGAACTTATGTCTCAATAAGCGCGATTTTGCTTTATACTGGTTATCACTATCATATTGCGAATGGTAGGCTCCTGTTGGAGACCACTGCCACCGACCAGCCCAATAGCTGTCCCAAGATGACTTCTGTGGCTTGCTGTTTAGGGATAATAGTCTTTGGAATAAATTGGTAGCTTCCTTATAGATAATGCCAGCATTTATGTTACATGTATTAGGTCGCACCCTGTGTAACCTTTCTGCCTCCCAGTCTACTGACCCAACACCTCTATTAACCAAAACTTCCATCTCAAAGAATTGTGTCATATCTATTTCAAGTAGGTTTTGCACTGCTTTAAGTCGCTGGCTAAAATCTTTCTTGATCCTGGTATAAAAATCTGTTTCACTAGTTATATCCCATAGCCAGATTCCACTCTTGTGCATCAATTGTCTATTAACTTTACTTAATGTACAACACCAAATTAATACTCCAACTAAAAAACTTTCACGTATCCCGTACGCAGCTATCTTGTCTAGCAATGGTAATGCAAATTCAACGTTCTTCCGAAAGTATTCAAATCCGAACTGTCTAAGTTCGTAAATCGACATGTGTCTAAGGTGACTTGCTGAAACCTTATCAATTATAGGTTCTACTGTACCACTAAATATTTTCTCTAGATTTGCATATGTTCTATAACCAGTATAGCGTTTTTGACTTTTATTAGTTACATAAAATAAATAATTAATTATTTCCTGGTCGTTACAGATGCCATAGGGAAACAGCTGTGGTCCATATTGTATTCTTGATATCCTTAGCGTAGCCTGCTTGCTGAGGTATCTTAAATCTAAGTCGTTACTAATATACATAGCCGTTACATTAAGTTTCTGGATATACTTGACGTATATCATTACCACATACTCACCGTACAAATATGGCCGATACCCGTCGATCCCTTTACCTATATACAAATCAAATAAGAGAAATTGTCCATGATCAGTGTCTGAAAGATAGGCTATGTTGCCTACAACATTAACTGCTAATGGCACAGCTGTTAGCTCTGACCACTGTCCACTTCTGCTACTGGTAGTAGCGGTGGTGGTTCCTCCGGCGGTGCTACTAATGAGTCTAATTCCTTGCGTTCGCCTGGCATTGCCACGCCTGCTTGGGTTTGGATGAGCCGAAAACCCGACGTTATATAGTCATAATCGGCTGTGACCATGCCCTGGTATTGTTTTACCAACTCAGGCACAGTAACGAGTGTATTTGGAATATTGTAAGTTGGTTCACTTGCAGTGGCATATGGTGCGTTCCAACGTGCTTCTTCTAACAATTGTGAGCTTCTACGAGTCCAAGTCAATATCATATCACAGTCTACGGCCCACTCGTGGTCTGCGCCAAAACATCTCTCACGCTGCGACATATTCAAGTATCTGTATGATTGTGCTGTTTTCATTTTATATGGAGGTACCGGAGGTAAAGCAATAGAGACGTCATTTGCAGCGTAAATCCTGTGTGCCGTATCAGTCTTAGGGTGTTGGTAGTGTAAGTTGTACCCGTTCCACCTAGCCAAAACGCCCATCCCCCATAGGTCGTTGTAATTGTATGCTGTTCTGGCTATCCCGTACTCATCTTTACCTACGGCGGCATTTATGGTAAATACCGCTGCGTATGGTGTCCCTAACATCAAACTCCCAGACAAACCAACTATTAAAGGTGTACACCCCGGAGTTACTACCTTCCCGTAACTAAGTCTACCATTAACCAGTGCATACCCCAAATCTTCCATATGTGGTAGATCCAGCCGTCCAAACCTAACAGTGATACCATAGTATGACTCGATACCACCTAACACAAAAGTGGACACCTGGTCATATAAACACTTCTTAACCGGCAAACCAGTTACCGCTGAGTACAAGGCGTCTGCTCTTTCCTTGTCTTGCAATTCATAGTTATTTGGTGTTTTAAGATTACGCAACAGACCGTACATATTTTTCGTGTTATGTATTAGTAAGTACTCACCCCAATACCAGCATGTTGTAGCGAATAATGATTCAAAAACTGGTAAAAAGAAATCATTCGTATCCCTCTTGTATTGATTTAATGCGTCCAAGGTGGTAGCGATGCCCTCACCAGACAACATCTGTGGGACAGCTGCTCTCATGAACCCGGGCCTAGGCAGTACTAATCGCCTTGTCAAGTGTGACCACCAATGTGCTTCAACAGTCTCACACCCAGGTTGTGCTAACCAATAGCGCATTTGCTGCCTAGCCTCGTACGCGTCTTCGTGGACCCTGTGATTGCGGATATACTTAAATAGAACCGTTTTAAGTTCTGCTATATTAAAATCAAATTGTATGTTTAAGTCATCAGAGATCTTAATATACCTTATTTTTTGTTCTGACAGACCAAGATCAACATCTTGATCTATTAAAAATGGTGTATTACGCAAATTTCCATTCATCATTTTATTCAATATGGCTACTTCTTTCATAGTAAAACCATCTAAGTTCATGACCCCATGGTAACGATTCAAATCTGCTAACTCTACATCATTGTCCGGTACCAATCTATTGACTGGTGTTAATATGAGTTCATCTGACGTCGTCGTCTTAAACAAGTCTGCTGGTATTTTAAAAAGCCCGTTGACGAAGCCTATGTGATCTCCGAAATGTTGACCACTACTCGAATGTCCGTCATCATAAGTGTACATCTTCCAAAC